ACTCCGCGCGACAGTTCGGTTCAGCAAAGGCCAACTTGGTTCCGAGGTTTACGATGATGTTCGTGATGGTATCCGCAACAATGTAAGCATTGGATATCGGATCGGACAAATGGAACGCGATGAAAAGGCCGAGGGTGGGAACACTTATCGGGTTCGCGCGTGGACACCTCTCGAGGCAAGTATTGTTTCAATTCCGGCGGATGACTCTGTTGGCACGAATCGCAATGCCGAAATCGAACAACCCCAACTTGAACCCGCGAAAGCGGAAAGAAAGGAAACTGAAATGTCAGAAGTAGACATACAATCAGTTGAGGCAAACGCGCGTGAAGCATATGCCAAAACTGTAAATGAAATCTTGGAACTTGGCGCATCTAAAAACAAGCGCGACATGGCGAACGAAGCGATCAAAAATGGTCTTTCAGTCGCACAATTTCGCGGAATGTTAGCAGTTGCATCAGCCGATGAGCCAATCGCAACGCCAGACAATCTTGAAATGAATGTTCAAGAGCGGCAATCATACTCTCTGATGAGAGCATTCCGGACAGCGGCAACAGGTCGTGAAATCACCGGTTTCGAGCGTGAGGTTTCTGATGAAATCGCCAAGCGCACCGGCAAAGAGGCTCGCGGCTTCTATGTTCCAAGCGACATTTTCAAGCGCGATCTCACTGTTGGCACCGATACAGCCGGTGGATTCTTGAAGCCGACCGATCATCTCGGTGGTGAATTTGTTGACGCACTCCGCGCCAATCTTGTAACGGCCGATCTTGGCGCTCGCATGATGAGCGGTTTGAGCGGTGATGTTGCAATTCCGGCGTTGAATGCAAAAACAGCGGTTGGATTTGTTGCTGAGAATGCGGCACCTGGTTCAGAAGGCGCACCAACTTTCCGCCAAATCACAATGGCACCGAAAACGGTTGCTCAATATGTTGATTTGTCACGCAAGTTGATGATGCAATCAGACCCATCAGTTGAGCAAATCATTCGTGATGATATGTTGCGTCAATTCGCGGCCAAGATCGATGATGTGGCAATCGAGGGCGGTGGTTCTAATGAGCCAACCGGCATCACCGGCACATCAGGAATCGGTTCAGTTGCGATCGGAACAAACGGTGGCGCGGTCACTTATGCGAAAATCGCCGATCTCGAAAAAGAGGTTGCGATCGATAATGCATTAGGTGGCAGCTTGTCATTCTTGACGAACCCGAAAGTTGTTTCGGCGATGCGTACAATTCCGCGTCAGGCGTCAGGCGTTGAGGGTAACTTTATCCTAAACGATAGCAACTCAATCCTCGGATATGGTGTGGCATCATCCACATTGGTTCCAGGCGATTTGACCAAAGGCACATCATCAGGCGTTTGTTCTGCAATGATCTTTGGTAACTTTGCCGATTTGATGATCGGGATGTTCGGTGGCCTTGATGTTTTGGTCGATCCTTACACCGGCTCATCAACTGGTGCGACACGGATTGCAATGTTCCAGGATGTTGATGTGGCAGTTCGTCACGCGGAGTCATTCGCGGCGATCCTCGACATCACCACATAAGAAAACCGAGGGCGGGGTAAACCCCGCTCTCTCTCTTATAAGGATTTGAATTGATGAAACTCGAACTCATTCGCGGAACCATCATCGAGGGCCAGGCAAAGGACGCCGGTTCGGTGATCGAGGTTGATGCAACTTTGGCATCGTTTTTGATGACCACCGGCAAGGCAAAGCCTTTCGCCGAAAAAGAAAAGAAAAGCGATCGTTCGGTTGGTTTGGAAAAATCAAGCACACCGAAAACAACGACTCGCAAGAAATAGGTTTTTAAATGGCGGTTGAATCGGCAGATGATCGAGCGGTTTTTTTGAGCATTGATGATTTCGGTGTCGCGGCAACCTATACGCCAACCGGCGGATCGGCCTCAACTGTGAACGGCATTTTCGACAATGACATTGTTGAGGTTGACGCGGGTGGCAATGTTCAGATGGCCATTCGGCAACCCCGATTTTTATGTCGCACCAGTGATGTTTCGAGCGCGGCGGATGGTGATGCCTTGAACGTCAATTCCACCGCCTATACGGTTCGCGTAGTGGATCACGATGGCACCGGCATGACGGTTCTCGCATTGGAGAAAAACTAGATGGCGCATGTTCGCAAATCCATTCGAGACAATATCGAAACAACTCTAACCGGCCTCACAACCACCGGCGCAAATGTTTTCGCATCGAGGGTTTATCCAATACAAAGTGGGAAAATGCCCGGTCTTTGTATCTACACCTCGAGCGAAACGATTGAGGCACAAACGATTAAGCCGCCGCGTGGCCTCATTCGCTCGCTCGAGGTGTCAGTTGAGGCATATGTCGAGGGGGCGTCACCAGATGACACCTTGGACAATATCGCGGCGCAAGTTGAGGCGGCAATGGCAACCGATCGAACCCGCGGCGGCAATGCAAAAGATACTTGCCTGAGAACTTTTGAGGCCGAGTTTGCTGGCGAGGGCGAAAAACCGATTGTGGTGGGTCGATTTATTTACGAAATAATGTATTCTACCACAGAAACCGATGCGGAAACGGTCTATTAGATAGGAGACTGAAAACATGGCAAAGCGGATTAATGTTTATCCACCAAGCGGCGGCGAGCCGATCGAGATAAACCAAGAAGATTTGGCGTCATTCGAGGCCAAAGGATATCGGACGGAATCACCCCGATCATCCAAACCCAAGGCGGCGAAATCCGCGAAACCCGAAACTCTCAAAAGTGAGGATTAAACATGGCTACATTTAGCGGATCAGATGGGGTGGTCCTGGTTGGTACAGACCAGGTCGCCGAAATTCGTTCTTATTCTATCGATGAAACGATGGACACTCTCGAAGATACAGCAATGGGCGATACATCTCGCACATATAAAACATCTTTGAAACAGTTCAGCGGATCAGCCGATGTGTTGTTTGATGATACAGATTCATCAGGCCAAGGCGCATTGACTGTTGGTTCATCAGTAACGTTGAACGTTCAGATGGAAGGAAACACCACCGGCGATCACAAATTCAGTGGAACGGTTCTAGTTACCGGACGCACAATCTCAGCGTCTTATGACGGTCTAGTTGAAGCATCGATTTCTTTCCAAGGAACCGGCGCGTTGACTGAATCAACTGTTTCATAAGGGATGATGAATAATGGCGGCTAATTCAAAATCCAAAGGTTTGAGCGCGATTGAACTCGCCAAAAACCATTTCGCAAATCAACCCATTCGGGAAATTCAAGTTCCCGAGTGGGCTGACGATGATGGCAATGCTTTCGTCTTTTGGGTGAAACCCTTCACCTTACAAGATCAGGGCAAATTGCAGTTCTCGGTCAAAAATCAATCTGAGTCGGATGCATTGGCGGAGCTTTTGGTTCTCAAGGCATTGGATGAAGAAGGGAATAAGATTTTCCAAATCAGCGACAAAGCGGCATTGAGGACGAACGTTGATGCCACAGTTTTGGCGCGGTTGGCCAATCAGATAATGACCACAAACGAGGGCGAACTTGAAAAAAACTAAAAAAGAGCGAGGAACGCCAGTTCAAATTCCATCTCGCTGAAAAGTTGGGCATGACGGTTCAAGAGTTGGAATCGAAAATGTCTATTGATGAATTTATCGAATGGGCAATTTATTCTCAAATTCAGTCCGATCGACAAAAACAGGCGATGAACAAAAATGGCTCAAACAACGCTCGAAACCCGATTAACCGCAAAAGATGAAACAGCCCGAGCGTTTCGAACTTTAAAGACCTCGCTCGGAAATATCGAAAGCGCATTTATCAACGTTTCAAAGATTGCCGCCGGGTTTACGGCAATCTTTGGAGCTGCTTTTGTTGCCGACATTGTTAAGGTTTCAGCAGAGTTTCAAACATTAAAAGCGACTTTGGTTACGTTCACCGGGTCGATGCAAAATGCCGAGGGTGCGTTTAAAATCCTTGATGATTTTGCAAAAAACACGCCATTCGGTTTGAATGAAATTGTTACATCTTTCAACGTATTGATTGCCAGAGGCATCAACCCAACAAAAGAATCACTGACTGCATTCTCAGATATTGCGGCGGGTAGCGGAAAAACCTTCATACAATTTGCCGAGGCGGTGGCCGATGCCTCGGTGAATGAGTTTGAGCGATTAAAAGAGTTTGGTATTAAGGCAAAATCTGAAGGCGATAAATTAACTCTTTCGATCGGTGATTTTACCAAAACCGTCAACAAAGATGCCGACTCGATCATTGAGACTTTGACTGAAATCGGCAATTTAAAGTTCGGTGGCGCAGCGGCGCTTCAAATGGCAACATTAAGCGGCGCATTCACCAATTTATTTGATGAAATGGATCGGTTCAAAAACGCCGTTGGCGAGGCGGGGTTTGCGGGTGAACTAGCGAAAGTTGTAAATGCGCTTACTCAAATGATCCAAGGCAATGAGGATTTGGCGAAATCAATTTCCGACAAATTGATTGTTGGGCTTCAAGCGGCTGTTGCGGCTATTCGTTTGATTGTTGATAATTTAAACACTTTATTAATCGCATTTGGCGTTGCGTTTGGCGCGGCAGTTATTCGAAACATTCTTTCAGTTGCCAAATCAATCGTTGATTTCGGCAAAGCAGTTGTCAAATCGCAACTGGCTATGACCATTTTTGCGACAGTCATGGGAACGGTTACTAAAGCGGGGAAAGCCGGTGCGATAGGTTTTGCCTTATCAGCCGCCGCATTGGTGGCGTTTAATGAGGAAATCACAGAAGCATTAGCGACAATGGTTGAAACCATTGATGTCAATAATCTTTTAGCGTCAACTTTTAACGCTCTCGGGCTTTCGACAAGTCATTTGGAAACAAGATTCAATCAATTTATCGCTGAAGCCGAAAACATGGATCAGCAAGTTGTTTCTAATGACGCAACGTTTGCGGATTTTATTCCAACACTTGATGGCGTAACCGGGGCAACAGATAATCTTGGTTCGAAAACAGATGAATATGCTTCTGCACTTGAAAAAGTAAGCGGAAAACTTTTCCCATTTGCCACCGCAATGAGTAAGTTGGCCATTGATAAAGCGGTTTTAAAAGATTTATTTCAAAGTGGCAAAATCACGGCAGAGCAATATGCCGAAACATTGAACACAATGGCGCGGGATGTTTTGGGTCTTGATACGACATTTGCAGAATTGAGCAAAAATAAAACCATTCTCGATCAAGCATTTGCCACCGGCATCATTGGCGAAGGCGAATACATTTCCGGCATCCAGAGAATCAAAGAGGAAATGACAAACCTTGCGGTCGAAACGGATCGATCGTTTGGGGCGGGGGCAAAGGCGGCAGCGGTTGAGTTTTTCAATTCTGTAAACAATAGCGCGGCGAACATGAAAGATTTTGTTGGCAACGCATTTTCATCGCTGGAAACAAGTCTTTCAGATTTCTTTATGACCGGCGATCTTAGTTTCGGAACGTTCATCGATGCTATTAAACGCGGACTTGCCGATCTTGCGGCCAAAGCGGTGATTACAGTTGGCTTGAATTTCTTAGGCAAGGTATTTCCAAACCTTGAATTTGCTGATGGTGGTTTGGTTCCCGGCTCAGGGGGGCCAAGGGCAGATGATGTTTTGGCTCGGGTTTCATCCGGCGAATATGTCATCAAATCATCAAGCGTTTCCAAGTTCGGAACTGGCTTTTTTGATGCGTTAAATTCGGGGCAAATGCCGGGTGGTATGTTTGGCGGCAACGGTGGTGGAATGTCGATCGACGCCGGGATGATGGATTCACTAACACCGGGGTTTTTCTTGGGTGGTTTGATTAAGGGCATCACAAAGATCATCAAGGGCGTTGTCGATGTGATCGGCAATATTGTCAAAAGCGTTGTTGGCGCGATCGAAAGCGTTGTCGGTGCAATCAGCGGTGCGGTTCGAGGATTGGTTGATTCAATCGTCAGCGGAGATTTGCTTTCGATTGCGGCAATGGTTGCGCCTTTAATTCTTCCCGGTGTTGGCGGTTTAATCTCGGGGAATCTTATGGCCGGGAGTGGTTTTCTTTCATCAGTTACCGGCGGGATATCAACGGCATTCGGGCAAGGCGTTCTTGGCGGTGGTTCATTGTCATCACTAGCGCAGCAAATCGGGATTTCATTCGCAAAGAACATCGCGCAAGATCAACTGGCGTCTGGAATCGCCGAGCATATTATGGGCGTCAAGGGCGATATGTCGGCGGCGGGTGGCGCGTATGAGCAAGACCGAGCGAATCGATTTGCAAATTTATACAATGACGCCGCGCCGTTCTTGGCAGCGGGAACCGGGGCAAATGTCAGAGGCGGCGACAATGTTCGAGTTGGTGAAATGGGGCCGGAGCTATTTATTCCAAGCCGCAACGGAACGGTTGCGCCGATTAAAGGAACCGCCGGTGATTTAATTGGATCGGTTGATAACATGAAAGAGGAAATCAAGGCATTGCGCCGGGATTTATCCAGAGTGTTATCCGGTGGCCAGTTGGTTGGAGCGCGAACATAAATGGCACTGATCGATCTTGTTTCAAAGGAAAACGTAAACCTCAAATATTTGGCCATCTTAAAGCCATATGATTTGAGCGGATCAGCGATTGAAACTCTTTATTATTCCGGTGAGGGTTTTATCACCGAGCCAACGGATTCACCGGCAAACCAGTTTTTTGAACCAAGATTGGTTGAGCCGATTTCATTTACTCGAACTATGTTTTCGCAAGGACGCATCGGCGGGTTTTCAGCACCAGGATTCGGAAACTTGGTTTTGACCAACGCCGATGGCGATTTGGATGATTATGCCAATTACGCATGGAATGGCCGCGAGGTTGAGATTAAAATCGGTGAGGCGGGTTCGGGATATTCAGATTATTACACAATTTTCAAAGGCGAATCCAAAGCGGTTGAATTTGATGATTTGTTTGTCAAAGTAATCTTGCGCGATAACCAAGATGATTTCACGGTTGATTTTCCAAATGTGTTTTATGCGGGAACCGGCGGCAATAACGGATCGGCAAACCTTGAGGGCAAACCCATTCCGCTATGTTTTGGCGAGGTGTTTAATATTGAGCCGGTGTTGGTTGATCCGACAAACCGCGTCTATCAGGTTCACAATGGGGCCATAGAGAGCGTTGTTGCGGTTTATCAGAGTGGGGTAGCGTTGAGCTTAACAACGAACTACACGGTCGATGCAGCGAACGGGCGCATCACTTTGGTTGCCGATCCCACCGGAAAAATCACCGCCGACATAAAAGGCGCAAAGCCGAGTTCAACTTATATCGAATCAGCCGGGAAAATCATTCGGGAGATTGTCACAACTTATGGTGGGTTGACCGACCCCGGTGATTTAGACACCGCCGCATTTACGGCCATCGAAACGGCAAATTCATCGGCGGTTGGTGTTTACATAAAAGACCAACGCAAAATGCAAGATGTTCTTGATGAGTTGGCGAACACTGTTGGCGCGTTTTACGGGTTTGACCGCGATGGTAAATTCACTCTTGGCCGGATCGAGGTTGCAACAGGAACCGCCGATGCAGAGTTTGATTCAACCAATATTATCGAACTCGCAAGATTGGCATCAGAGGTTCCCAATTATCGGGTGACGGTTGATTATAAGAAAAACAATTCAGTAATGAATGAATCGGATTTCGGCGCATCAGTAACAACCGCGCAGCGAGATTATTTATTGCGTGAGGCTTTGTTTGAAGTCGATACCGATTCCGGCGTTGTCACCAAATATCCAAACTCTCAAACATTGGCGATCCCGGCATTGTTTGCAGAAACATCACCGGCATCGACAGAGGCAACAAGATTATTAAATCTCTATAAGTTGCAACGCGAGATTTACAGAATCCGAGTGAAGTCTTTGCCTTATACTTTGAAACTTAATGATGTAGTAAAAATCACTTTTAGTCGTTATAATTTAACGAGCGGCAAATTGTTTCGAGTCATATCGATCACCGAGGATGCAGCGGTGAACGAAGTAGAATTGGAATTGTGGGGTTAATATGGCCGAGAATATAATCATTTCGACAACCAATTATGTCGATGCATCCACATCGACCTTGACGGTTGATTCCGAGAGTTCGACATTGCCAAAAGAGAATTTGCAGAACTTGCAGATTGTTCGCATTTTCAGAACTGGGGCGGTCACATCATTGCAAATTGATGTTGATTTCGGATCATCAAAACTTGTTGATCTCATGTCGATCATAAACCACAACTTCACTATTTCCGCGTCAATCAGATGGCGTTTATCAAATGTCTCTGATTTTTCATCCTCATTATATGACAGCGGAACCGTTGATGTTTGGCCCGCGATTGAGGATTTCGGTTCATCGCCTTGGGGGATTTTCACTTGGGGTTCAAAACCAACACAAGAACAAGCCGATCTTTACACCGCAAACGTATTTGCGATTTTATCGTCTGCGACAGTCGCAAGATATATGCGGATTGAAATCTCTGATTCCACTAATACGGATGGATATTTGCAAGCGGGTCGATTGATTGCCGGGCCAGCGTATCAGCCGACAATAAACTATGCCAACGGCGTTGAGTTTGAGTTTGTTGATGAAAGCCGGGTTACAAAATCACGCGGCGGTCAAACGTTTGTTGATGAAGTTGAGAAATTTCGCCGGATGCGGTTTGATTTGATTAACTTGCCCGAGGATGAAATCTTTGGAAATGTCTTTAATTCCCTCGATCGAATCAAGGGCATTTCAAAGGATGTTTTGGTTATCCCGCAACCGAGTGAACCAACGACATGGATCACGCAGAATATTTATGGTAGGATCAGCGCAACGGCACCGATCGTCAATTCGGCATTGACGTTTTACGGTCGGCAAATCGAAATTGAGGAAATGATATAATGGCATATCCGGTCACACTGAATGGCACAACTTACACTCTCGCCAGTTTCGAGGGTTTGAATTATGTGGATGGTTTTCCCGATGCTCTTGAGGATTTCGTCACCCATGCGGCGAATGTTTATTCGTCAACATCGACCACAAGCGTTGCGATCGGCACCGGATCAAAAACGTTTACCATTGCCGACAGTGGCAAGCCATATGCCGCCGGAACGCCGTTAAGGTTTGCGGCGGCATCCGATCCATCAAATAAATTCATGGATGGGGTTGTTACATCATACAGCGGAACAACTGTCGTTTTAGATGTAAAGAACGTCACCGGATCGGGCACCCTTGCATCTTGGAACGTGAGCATTGGCGGGGGAACCGCGTTATTTAATTTACCTACGGTCACAGCATCGAGCGCAGAACTGAATATCCTCGATGGGGCGACTCTAACAACCGCAGAATTGAACACTCTTGCCGGAGTCACCGCGACAACCGCAGAATTAAACTATTTGGATATCACGACACTTGGCACATCAGAGGCATCCAAGGCGGTTACAGCCGATGCAAATGGCGTTGTAACGTTTGATAATGGAATCTATGAGGAATATATTGCAGTTACTTCATCAAGCAACGCCACAACGGTAAATCTGCGAGATGGCACAAATTTCAGTCATGTACTGACAGAGAACACTACTTTTACCTACAGCAACCCAGCCGCATCTGGTAAGGTTTCCTCTTTCACTCTTAAAATAGTGCAAGACAGTTCGGCATCTGGGTTCGCAGTAACTTGGCCCACTTCTATCGACTGGCCATCCGCAACAGCACCAACGCTTACGGCAACAGCGTCGGCGGTCGATTACTTTGTGTTTATTACGCATGATGGCGGGACTACATATTACGGGTTTACGGCTGGACAAGCGTTAGGATAAAAAATGGCTACGACTAAAAAGCTATTAAAAGCGGCGGCTGGAAATGCTGGTAGTGATGCTCTGAACGTAGAAAATGTGTTCAGCACTTATGTGCATACTGGTGACTATAATACTGGCACATTAAACCAGCATATTAAAAACAATGTACCACTGAGTAACTTTGGAACGGGTGGAACTTCTGTAAACTT